ATGCAGGCACTGCTCACTAAAATGCAAACAAATAGGGCTTATCGAATGCAAAAAATACACCCCTATTGCTAACAAGTTCGAAAACATGAAAGCAGAAATAAAGCTAGCATACGCAAATAACAATCAAAACAAGGCAAATGCGCTACAAAAAGAACTTAATCAATTCTACTATGGCAACGATAAAAATTAACGCTTAAAACGCTTAAAAATGATAAAAAATAAATTAACTAATCGCCCTGTTAGGGTAAAAAAAACAGGCGGGTGAAAATCCCGCTTAATTAAAACTTATGTTCTGGAAAAAGAAAACAAGACCCGAAATTATCGCTCAAAAAGTGGAGGACATTCTGCATGATTTGAAAGTGTGCGGATTTCCTAACAAAGAAATTGCAGTAATAATTTGCAGTTTGTCACATGAGGCAAAAGCAATGCTGGAAGCTCGAAGAGTGACCGAAGAGAAGCAGCTAAAAGAAACGGTTAACGCAATAAATATAATGCCATGAACGACAACATTTTTTTAATCGTAGTGCTGTTTTTCACAATCATAGCGTGCATTTGGTATAAACTACTTTACAAGTTAGAAGAAGAAACTAGAAATAAACTGCAAGAGGAACACGAAATTTTGATAGTTAAATATAATCACTTGAAATTACGAAACCAGAAGAAAAAAGAACTGCTGGAGACACAGGATAAACTACTCAAAGAATCAAAATAATTATAATCCGTCCATTGTGGCGGATTTTTTGTATTTTTGTATGATATAATTATGTAATTTTGTGGTATTATGGCGTATACAATAGAAAAAATACAAAACGTAAAATTGAACCCAAATAACCCTAGAATTATCAAAGATGATAAATTCAAAAAGTTAGTTCAATCGATTAAAGACTTCCCTGAAATGCTTAATATTAGACCTATTGTAGTAAATTCGGACATGGTTATTTTAGGTGGTAATATGCGTTACAAAGCGTGTAAGGAGGCTGGACTAAAAGAAATACCTATTATCATAACAGACCTTTCAGAAGATAAACAAAGGGAGTTTTTAATTAAAGATAATACTTCTGGGGGAGAATGGGATTGGGAAGTATTAGCTAATGAATGGGATAGTGAGCAGTTGGAAGAGTGGGGGTTGGATATGCCAATAACAAAAGATTTGAACGAACAGGATTTATTCGATATTGAAATACCTTTTTACACACCATCGGCAATAGTTCCTGATGTAAATGAATTAGCAAATTTAGATAAAACAAAAAATCTAATTGATAAAATTAATTCGTTAGAAGTTGACAATGAATTAAAAGAGGTTTTGAAAGTAAGAGCAAGTTTTTTTACTGATTTTAATTTTCAAAAAATAGCCGATTATTATTCAAGTCAAGAAGAAAAAATACAAGAGGTTTTTAAAGATTTGGGATTAGTTATTTTAGCACCAAAAGAAGCACTTGAAAGAGGTTTTGTTGAATTGTCAGATAGCATTTTTGAATTATGATTTTTTATGTTTTAAGTATTCAAGAAAAAAGCAAAAATAAAACCGTTCGTTATTTAGATAAAAGAGGGTTTGATTATAAAGTTTTAATTCCTGATTGTTATTCCGAATTAGCCGAAAGCTACAAAGATAAAGCAATAGTTTATGATACTGAATTATGTAAATCGTACGTAGATTTTTGTGGAACTAATATCGAAAACGGAGCGGCAGTTGGAAGGGTTGCAAGTATTTTAGAAGCTCAAAAAAGTGGAGATATTTGCGTTTGTTTAGATGATGATTACGGAGGCGGATTAACTGCAAGTAAACCATTAAATCAATATACTCGTGATAGGTTAATTTTAGTTATTGAAAAGTTACACGAAATGACTTTAGAAACAGGAATTATATTTGGAGGTTATAGCGGTGGAGCTATGCCGCAACCATACAAAAGAAATATAATGCAAGTTTGGATAATGGATTTTAGATGGCAGTTAACGGATCTAAATATGATATTGAACGAAGATGTTAATTTTTCAATAAGAAAATGGCAAAGAGGCATTGCTAATTTTGGATTAGCTACTATTTTAAGAAGTGCAGCGCAAACGGCAGAAATGGATAAAATAGACGGAAATACTAAACATATTTACGGAACAGATAGGAGTTATAGGAAATCTTTTGGTAGTGTATTACAAGACCCAAATAATGCTAAATTAACTATTAACAGGCATAATACAAAAAGAGGTGCTTTGTGGCATCATCGAATAAGCTGGAATAATATAGCACCTAAAATTTTAGATAATGGCATACGATAGAAAGAAAATATTTGAACAAGCAAAGGAACTTATAGAGAAGCATAAGTTGTTTTTTGTTGAGGATATAGTTAGTTTATTACCTGTAGCACGTTCTACATTTTGGGAATATTTCCCTGACAAGTCGGACGAAATGGACACTATAAAGGAAATGTTAGATAAAAACCGTGTAGAAATTAAATCATCTATGCGTTCTAAATGGTATAAATCAGATGCACCTGCCTTACAAATAGCTTTAATGAAGATTATAAGTACAGATGAAGAGGCGCACCGTTTGAATGGTTCTAAGCAAGAAATAAAGAATGATATTAAAGGAGAAATAAAGCAAATAAGTCAATTTACACTTGAAGAGGCAAAAGAAATCCAAAAGAAATTAGATGAACAAGTATGATGAACAAACGATACTTAAATCAAAGCTACTTACAGACCTTTACTTTTTTACAAGGTATTTCTACAATAAGCAAACAGGAAATAAGTTTGTAAGAGGTGACCATTTTAAGTTATTGTCGGATGTTTTAGAGAAAGTTTACACACAAGAAATAACGAGGCTTATTATAAATATTCCGCCACGTTTCGGCAAAACAGAGTTAGCAGTAGTTAATTTTATAGCAAAAGGATTAATGATAAACCCAAAAGCTAAATTCATACACACATCTTATTCCGATTCATTAGCATTGGAAAATTCAAACAAAGTTAGAGATTTAGTTAAGTCGGATGCATTTCAGGAAGTTTGTAATATTAAAATCAAAACAGACACAGACAGTAAGGCTAAATGGTACACAGAGGATGGTGGCGGTGTTTATGCTACGTCTTCAGGCGGTGCTATAACTGGTTTTGGTGCTGGTATTGTTGGATATGATGGTTTTGGCGGTGCAATTATAATAGATGACCCTTTAAAGCCATTAGATGCAAATTCAACATTAGTAAGAACAACTGTTAACGATAGGTTCGATAATACAATTATTTCACGATGCAACAACCCGAATACACCTATTATTGTAATTATGCAAAGGTTGCACAAAGATGATTTAAGTGGTGTATTGTTAAAGCGTGGCGGTTGGCATCACATAAACCTACCTGCAATAAACGAGGATGGAACTTACCTTTGGGATTATAAGAGAGAAACTATTGAAAATGTTAAAGAAAATAGCAACTATGTATTCTTAACTCAATATCAACAAAATCCTACTGATAAGGATTTAAGCGAAAAGTTCTTTTATTCTTACTCAACAGAGAAACATTTTAACTTACAATACGATATAAGTAAATCAGCTTACTTAGATATTAGTTTTGACTTTAATAAAGAACCGTGTACGGCTGTGATAGGTCAATTCAATCAAAGTACGCTATCATTTAGTAAGTTTGATGTTATATTAGCAACTCCGAAAACAATAGCAAATAAGAGTCCATTGGAAGCGGTGTGTTTTCTTATAAAGCAAAAGTATATAGATAGCGGGTTATTTTCATCTATTCAATTAAGGGTTACAGGTGATGCAAGTGGTAAAAGTGGTAGTGCGGATAGGGTTGATAATTATTCATTTTATTCTACAATACAAAAAGAACTTAAACTTACTGCATCACAGATATACATTAGAAAAACTAATTCATCTCACGTATTTAGCGGGGAACTATCAAATAAAGTTTATCGAGAATTAAAGAAAGGTCAGTTTAAAATCTGTAATCAAATGATAGAAGACGATATACTTTTGGCTTTCCCTGACAAAGATAGAACATTAAACGAAGCTAAAAAGCAATTTGGGTTACATATCTTAGATGCTGTTAGGTACTTAGATGATTTTTGGTTTTGTTATAGAAATGGTATATTTACATCAGATATGAGAGTAATAAGTCAGTACATTGATAGCCTAAAAAATGCTTACAAATGATAGAAACAATATACGATGATTGCAAATCTTTAACTATTTTAGAAATGCGTATGTATTTGCGTGGTGAAATCCTATCTTTAAATGCAACAGACAGAAATATGAGTTTGGATGATAAATTTTACCTATACAATTTAAATAGTTTTTTGTATTTTTGTAATGAGTTCAAAGACAAAGAAACTATACTAAGTAAAATGAAGTCGCATTGTTCAAAGGATTTTAAAAATAGATATGAAACTGCTAAATAAAATAAGAAACCTATTCGCTAAAAAGGATAAAAGACGTATTCCTTTAACGCACGTT